CCTGTGCTAACAATTGCTCTTGCCGCTCCTTACTCCGTAATCCTTCAATAATAGTAACATCCATTATTTTAATCAATTCGTTAAGAACATTGACTAGCCTAGAATCAACGCCTTTGAGACGCTCTCTACTCCTTTTACCAAACTTATACATTATTTCTTAGCGCAAGAATACTTACGGCCTTGCCATTCAAAAGTAGAACCAGCGCTTTTACCTTTGCACTCTTTTTTGAAAGTTGACCTAAAACTACCAGCTGCTTTAGAGTCTTTTTTATACTTTACAAAGTCTCCACCCTTAGTTTTTACAACACCAACAGCACCTTTAGATACTTTAGTTCCTTTTGCAGCTCCGATTTTCTTAGCCCTTCCCTTACTTGTCATTCCAGAAATTTTTGATTTTGCTTTTTTAGCAAGTGAACGCAAAGGTTTCTTTTTAGCTGGAAGAGGCCCTTGCATTTTACCAGCCTTCTTTGCTTTTTTAAATTTTCTTTTTGCTAGATACTTTTTTATCATTTTCTTTTCCTTTTTTTATGCAACTAACCAACTTTTAGCTTTTCGCTTTGGTTTAAACCAACTTTTTTTCTCCTTGTCTTTTTTCATATTTGGAGGAAAAGCGTGTATTTGTGAATAATAAAG